CACGGCACATTAGAAGCAGTAACAGGATTTGGTAAAACCTATGTGGCATTACTTATCCTACAAGACTTAAATGCTAAACTGCCTACCGGTAAAGCGCTTGTAGTTGTACCTACTCAGAATCTGAAACAACAATGGGAGGAACAGATTAACGAGCTGCACATTACCAATACGAAAGTAATGGTCATCAATACTGCAGTAAAGTTGAAACATTCTGTCGACCTGTTGATACTTGACGAGATTCATAACTACATGTCTGATGTTTTTAAGAACATCTTTGCATGTACCGAATACCGGTATATCTTAGGACTTACGGCTACACTTGATCATGAAGACCCTAGGTTTCATATCATAAGTCATGCAGCACCTGTCATAGATACGGTAACACTACATGAAGCTGTGAAGAACGGATATGTCTCACGGTTTCAAGTCTTTAATCTTGGACTACGCATGAGTGAGTCCGAGGAGAAGGCGTACAAAGAGGTAACAGATGCTTATTACGAGGCGTTTGCTATCTTTAACAACCGGTTTCACAGTGCAATGCGCTGTATGACCGATCGCCAATACCTGTCAGTATTCTGTAGAAATTTAGCAGGGTGGGACGAACAGCAAGTCTGGCATAAAGCTTTAGCATTTAACCGGGCAATGCAAAAACGCAAGCAGCTCATCTATAAGAGTGCTACGAAGCGTGAGGCAGCAAAGAAACTCATTGAGATTTTTGATGTCCCGACCATCACCTTTAGCGAAAGTGTGGATTTCGCTAAAAAGATGAGCGAAGAGACGCAGCCTTGGGGCGCGGCTTACCATTCAAAGATGTCCAAGTACGCTCGCCAAAACGTATTGGATTCCTTTGCCGATCTTCGTACTGATGTGCGTGTAATACACACAGCAAAAGCATTAGACGAAGGCTTCGATGTAAAGGGCATTGAGTTGGCAATTGTGTGTAGCGGCACTTCTACTCCACGGCAAGACCTACAACGGACAGGTCGTGCTATTAGATTTCAGGAGGGAAAAACTGGCGTGATTATTAATCTTTATTTGAAAGACACACAAGATGAAAAGTGGCTTAAAAAACGACAATCCAAATCAGCAAACATCCAGTGGGTACACTCCATCGAGGAGCTACTGGCAAAGTGCAACGACTCTTTACTGCGAAATCCTATTATTGGTTAAATCCGGTAAGCGGAAATGGTCTGATGAACCGTGGCAATTTCAACTTGCCTTGAGTGAAGAGTACAATTTGGAAGCTCCGTTGAGTACCATTCACAATACTTTACAAGAAGCTCGTAATGTTGAACAAGCAATAATGATGAGGACCTATGGTGTACCCGCTCGATAAATACGTTGACGTATTACTGAAGTTGGACATCAGTCCTATACAGGTATTGTTTCTTCAAATCATTTATGAGAAGCGGCACGATTTGCTGTACAAAATAGCTATGGAGGGAAAGCCTTTTCCTAGACCATATCTTGATGACCTTGTAGAAAAGGGGCTTGCTATCGATACAAATCCAGGTGGCAAAGACAAATACTCCGATTACTATGAAGTCACAGATAAGTTTATCCAAGCTTTCTACGCTGCACGTACCAATGCTGGCGAAGAATTTTGGGCAGCATATCCTGCTTTCATAACAATTGATGGAAAGAAAATACCTGTCAAAGCAACAAACAAAGAAGAGCTAGTACGATGGTACCAAAAGCATGTCATTGTAGTACATGATCATGACCGAATCATGGAAGCATTGCAATATGCTAAAAACAACAAGCTCATAAGTATGCGTATTGACAACTGGCTACAGTCAGAGTCATACAAAGACATATGGGAAATGATGAAAGATGCACCTGTAGACGACCTACCACATGATCGAATCCTCTGAACTACAGATACGCCCTATGGCAGAAGTAGTTGACGCTACTCAAACTACCATTGCTAATTACATGGATGGCAAAATCCCTGTAATGAAAACGCGATGGGATAAAGTCAACACTATGCTACTGGGAGGAATGCAGTTTGGAATGGTATACGTTGTAGCAGGTGCTTCAGGGCATGGTAAGAGTATGTTACTCAACAACCTTATCAGAGACTTTACATCTACGGCATACAATAAGTTTGACAAGCCAGTAAGAATACTGCACTTCAGCTTCGAGATGAGTGCAGAGATGGAACTAATGCGCAGACTATCGTCCTTAGCTGAAGTACCGCTGGATAGAATGCTGCATGCTACTACTGCACTGGACGATGTTGAACGAGTGCTCATTGAAGATAAGCTCAGACAAATAGACGAGCCATCTATCTTTTTTGTGGAGCAACCGGGCAACCGTATGCAGATAGCTAAAGCTATATCATCATTTGTCAAACGACATGGTGACTGTCACTATGTTATATGTCTCGACCACACGCTGCTCGTATCTCCTATGCCAGGGGAAAACGAGATACAAACAATGGCAGAGTTAGGTAAAATGTGCATCGAAATCCGTAAGCGTTTTGGCGCTATGGTATTGCTGCTATCACAGCTGAACGATAAAATCGAGGGCGAACGACGGCGTGATCCGGATGCACCTAATCTACACTACCCACTTAAGACAGATATACACGGCAGCAAACAACTATACCATGCAGCCGATGTCGTTATGGTAGTACACCAACCTGCACTATTAGGACTAGAAACATATGGACGTAAAAACTTGCCAACTCGTAACCTAGTAGCTTTGCATTGTTTGAAGAACAGACATGGTCAAGCAGGAATTACCCTACTAAAAAACAACTTACGTCATGGAACATTTGAAGACTGGGACGGTGGCGATACTCCAGCCCGCCGAGACAATCCGTATGGTCTCTAAAGAAGTAAACATTGGCACTGTAATTATCAGCTCCTACGATAAAGGTCGAGATGCTGATATGATAAACAGCTTTTCTGTAATCGGAAAGACGCACATTGCCTGTGTAATTGGCAACAAGTTTTTGACACTGAAACCAATAGACGGATATAAAGCAGGAGGCGACGATGTTTTCATTGATGATTCAGAACAGATAGCAAAGTTTCACCTGAAGCTAGCTGCAACAATGAACACTATACAGACAGAAACACTAAATATTTTAGAAGATGCTAGAACCAACAGTGACAACAGCGAGCACTGAACCTCATCGGCTTTTCATTTATGGCCGGCCCAAAGTGGGTAAGACCAGTGCAGTTGCAGCACTACCACGCCACTTGATTATCGATACCGAAGTCAAAGGCAAGTATGACAACAAACTTGTAGGCGGCACTTCATACTGTGAAGGAGCCACAAGTATGGTTGTCGAAGGTTTGGGAATGTTGAAAGAAGCATATGATTATCTCGAAGCAAATCAGGATAGCTATGATTTCGTTGTACTCGACACCATTGACCACATAGAAGCATGGGCTACTGAGTCTATCTGTAAGGCGCATGGTGCAAAACACATCGGCGACATTCCACATGGCAAGGGCTGGCATCTGATGCGTTCTAAAGTCATTCAAATCGTCGAGCAATTTGCAAGAGTCTCTAAACATATCATCATTGTCGGGCACCAGAAAGATGGGCACGATGAAGAAGGTATCGAAGTAGAGAAGATCAATCTCACCGGCAAGCTAAAGACTCATCTCTGCTCAATCATGGATGGTGTCGGTCGCATTACTCGTGATACCGAGGGTGTCATTATGATTGATTTTAGAACTGGTATTAACACTGACGCAGGGTGTCGCATTCCCACCCTTGCTGGTCAGATTCATGAATTGGAATGGAAATCTATTTACCCTGATACTATCAAGTGATGTACGGTTTTGATGAAGCAACAGGAGAAGGTAAAGGCGGCTCCTATATTCCCGCCGGTATTACAGAGAATGTAACCTTGAAGGACATTCTTTATGAACCACTAAAAGCTGATGGCAGTGGTGACGATGTTTTGAAGTTCATGTTCAGCGACGAGCATGGTGCTTCCTTTACACACATCGAGTTCTCAATTGACCCACCTAAACTCAAAGAATTGTGCAAGACGTGGGGCAAAAACAGCAGCGAAACTGAAAGCTACATCAAGCAACAGTTCGATGCACAAGGTGAGCGTATCAAGCATATCCTATCATGCTTTATCCCAAAGGACAAGTGTGTATTCCGTGCCAGCAACTTCCAAGAATTTGCGGAGGGTGTAATTAAAATGGTTGGTGATACGTATGTCAACGTACCTTGCCGTATTAAGACTGTATACAAGAAAAACAGTCAGTACACGACATTTCCAAACCGCGCATTCAAGCCTTTCATTCAACCTATGACGCAGCCTAACAGCTTAACAATTGATCCCAAATGGGATATTGTCGAAGCAGTACAGCCAGATAGTTCGGGCGACGTATGGGAAAGTTCTGAAACTAGCACGGAAAGCGCAGAGGAACAACCGGCCTGGTAATGTATCAACTAAAGCCTGACCTTACAGCAGAATATATCCTCAGTCAATACAGTCAGGAGCAGATTATGGAACGCTACTTAGGCGTACCTATTAAACTGCACCAACGATTCTTAAGTCCATTACGACAAGATAAGAATCCGACTTGCGGATTTTTCTACACCAAGGAAGGCTCTTTGATATTCAAGGACTTTGCTGGTTTCTTTAGCGGTGGTTGTTTTAAGGTTGTGATGCACATCTACAACTGTTCATTCCATGAAGCTTTAGAAATCATAGCAAATGACTTTGGGCTAATTGATGGGGTGCGGGTAGAACGTAAGGACTATCCGCACCTTATTACTTTCCAACGTAAGGAAACCATAATTGATATCAAGCGGCGACCATTCAATGAAGAAGACCGCGAGTTTTGGACTCAATTTGGAATTAGCAAAGCAACCCTAGTACACTTCCGTGTGCCACCAGTTGAGGTAGTATGGCTGAATGGCAAGATTATCTACAGATATAAGAAAGGAGATCCTGCATATGCCTACGACTTTGGAGATGGGCAGTACAAAATCTACTTTCCTAAACGTAAAACCAATCGGTTTATGTGTAACTGTAGTGTAGTACAAGGTTACCAAGTTCCACGCGACACAAGTGATGGCGTCGTCATAACAAAAAGTATGAAAGACGTTCTTGTATTGCACGAATTTGGAATCACCGCATTTGCTCCACAGTCTGAGACGGTGTATCCAGATGAAAACTGGATTAGCGCTTTGCTAATGGAAGCCCCTGTAGTGGTAAGCTTGTATGACTTTGACCGCGCTGGTGTAACGATGGCAAACTATATGCGAAAACGATATGGTATACAGCCCATGTTTCTTACTAATGGTAGATTCAATACTAAAAACTATGGTGCCAAAGACATAAGTGATTTGGTAGCTTCTGCAGGTAAGAACTATGTAAATGAGCTTATATATTTACAATATGGCACATATCGTTACGGTCACAGTGCCGGAGTTCATCACTCACGTAAAGATGAGCAATCGGAGACGGCCAACTTACTACACGGAAAAGGACCGAATACCCAAGAAGTATCAAGATCCGACGTTCCATTTTGACAGAAAGGGCCGCCTATGTACTAATGATGGGCAACCAATTATCCGCAATGCCAAGAGTGTCAACACTCCTCGCATGAAGAAAATTAACGGTCAAGATTTTTATGCTGGTTCCACACGACCAGTCATGCGAGTCAAGATTGTTAATGCAATTAAGGATGCTTTCCGACCTTACCTGAGGAAGGTTAGAAAGATTCCTAAAGAACAGTTTCCAATTCAAATCAGCTGTGCGATGTATGATGTACCCGGTAAAGCAGACTGGGACTTAGATAACAAATGGATATACCTCAAAGTATTCCAAGACTTGATTGTCCAAGAGAAGATTATTCCAGATGACAACATCAAGTATGTTAGCAAAGCAGCAAGCATGGAGTTCTTTCCTGTAGAAACAGAAGAAGAACGCAAGCTAGTCTTTACCATTACATCAGACACAAGAAAGCACGAGTACTTCTATGCATGATACATGTGACTGCGAAGGTTCAAGATGGAAGAATCATTCCATATGAAGACCTTCAATTCAACAACGAGCTACAAAAACTCGAAGGACACGACATTGAAATCATAATCAATACAGTCCGATTAAGAACCAATCCCCAGAACAGATACTACTGGGGCACCCTGTTGTATATGCTTCGAGAAACTCTTGAAGAAGCCGGTTACCAAGCTGCAGATATTCAGCCTGGACAAACCGGTAATCTAACACGTGATCTAATCCACGAGGTAATGAAAGAGATGTTTGCAAAAACAGAAATCTATCACCCTGAAAGTGGACGAGTGATTGCAGTAACTAAACGCTCAACACGCGATATGTCTACAAAAGAATTCAAGTCTTACATAGACAATATCAGGCAATGGGCAGCAGAAAATCTAAGTCTGGATATCCCAGACCCCACACACCTTTATTCAATTTAGTATGGGCAAATTAAAAGAGCACTTCCATGAGGAAATATCCAATGGACTAGCAGGTGGCGACCAACAATACGCAATCACATGCATGTGTAAGGTTAAGGAAGCAGTCAAGCATTTTCAAGACGATGCTATATCTCAAGATATGCTACTGCTTAGACTCATTCAGTTAGTTAATGACTTTGACAATATGCACAATCCATGTCAACCGAGCTAAACGACCAGGAAATGTATGAGGCGCTGATTGAAGAAGCGCCATACAGTCCCCATGACGGTCTGCTATATGGCTATCATAGCAGTAGCCCGGCGTGGGCAACTAGTCCAAACACTACGTATAGGTTTGGCATCGAAGCAGAGAAAGAAGATGACAATGGCATCATGATATGCCAAGCTTATCAGGGTGACCGCCAGCAGTTTCTTCCACATTCTTGGCGAGCAGAACGTGACGGTTCATTAGGACATGATGGCTTTGAGCTAATTAGCCCAGTGTACAACCTTAACGATGATAAGTATAAGGAAGACTTAGGCAATCCAGTACTGAACTATCTCATTCACCGCAACACTAGCTATAGGTGCGGCGGACATATGACGGTATCTGTACGAGATAAAGACCAAGAATGGTACACCAAAAAGGCTGCACAAATTATCCCACTTCTTTATGCGCTCTATCCTAAACGAGCAAAGAAGCGGGGGTATGCAAGATTCTTCAACAAGGACGATTACCGCGATAGATATAACGCTATCAATCTTGGTTCTAATGACCGTATGGAGATTCGAATCTTCAGTGCTATTAAGCATATGAAACAACTGGAATGGAGGGTTGAATTACTCAAACTTCTATTTGTTTCTAACCGGTATGATGACCTGAAATGGGAAAGTATATACCAGGATCTGCTTAATACAAATAGCCCATTGGGTAAGCATATCTTTTCACTATACCCTAAAAATTATGGTGAGAAAGTAATGCTTGCTACTGCATATCACAAGGCATTTGAGAAGCAGTATATGGAATGGAAAACATATACTCGTATCCGAAAACTTGTACCGATAAGCGTTAGAAGTAGTATGATGGTTCATCCACAACCTAATAAAAAGAATAATAACGGAACTCAACTTGTTTTAGATGTGTGTGATTATAGTCAAGAAAGGACAACAGAAGCTTGATCAAGACATTGCAGCAAAAGCATTGTCTTACAACCCGGATGGTTTTGGCATTCAGATGCTGGATAGCGGTGAAATCTATAAGACCATGGATATTATAGAAGCACAAGATTGGCTGACTTCAGAGCGGCCCTTTGTGTTTCATGCACGTCTTACTACTGTAGGTAAGACGAACATTGATAATGTACACCCTGTACAAATCAATGAACACAACCACTTATTTCATAACGGTACAGTATCTGTACCACACATGTGGGATAAGGATAAATCGGATACTCGGTTTGTAGCTGATACCTTACGTAAGACACCATGGCAATCCTGGAAGGATGTCCTGTCGCTTACAGATAGTAGATTTGCATACACACGTATCAGTAAATCTGGTAAGGTATATGTAAATCGTATAGGTCACTGGCACGAACAAGACGGCGTGTACTACAGCAAACCTAATGTTCTAGACGGCAAACATCTTGTAGCTGTGTACGGCACGTTACGACAAGGATGGAACAACAACAGCCTGCTTTCAACCGCTACCTTGGTTAGTACCGGGTCGACGCGAGAACAGTTTGCTATGGTCTGCAATGGTATCCCATTTGTAAGTAGCAAACCACGAGAAGATGGGCACAATATCTTTGTCGAAGTGTATGCAGTTGACGATCACACACTCGCACGTTTAGACAGATTAGAAAACCATCCCGAATGGTATACGCGTGAGAAGACTAGAATTGAACTAGACAACGGGCTATCTGTAGATGCCTGGCTTTATTTCAACGACAGTGCTGAATACAACGGCAAGACTTTCTACTCTGACTACTCACATTACCAGCGACCAATATATCCCGCAGTTAAAGCTCCAACTATCTTTGACGACATTAAGGAAGAGCTAGAACATTACGGAGATTACGGTTACGATTTCTTATGGGATGAGCGAGAAAAGCTTTGGTTTAATCTAACCACCGAGCAGTATCTTACTGACCGAGAATACAAAGAGCTAACCAGCGCTCAACTATCTCTATTTTTATGAGTTACTTTGATATAAAAGCAGTGAGCAGTAGCTCACTATCGTACATTGATTCAGAGAGCGGGGGAAGTCCCCGCCTCTTTATCAAATTTTTAAATGGCGAACTCGATGAGAAGCCATCTAAATCTTTCGAAACCGGAACACTAATTCATGAAGAATTACTAGAACCCGGCAAGTTAGATATTGTGCCTTCTGACACTCCAGGGCCGAAGACACAAGAAATCATTGATGCATTGTGGAATCGGTTGTATGGAGATATACCTCTGAACGAAGAGTGTATACTGATGCAACTAGCAGATCTGCAAGATGAAACATGGGAAGCAGTAATTCCGCCTGATTTTTATCCGAAGTATGCCTTACATACTAAGATTAATAGAATCGTAAAAGAAGGCGGAATGTATTGGAATGCGTTACACAGCACACGAGGTAAGAAGATTGTTGATCCTGCAACATACCATGTTGTAC